TTTAAACATTCTTTTTACTTGGCCTATGAAATTTACACATTGTTGTTAACTGAAAGCTTTGGTTTTCGTTTGGCTTTAAGCGGCTTTTTGTTTACAACACGTAATATAACACACTAAAGTGTTCAAAACGCTCATGTTCAGTAAATTAGAAACATTAAATATAAAAGCCAGATTTAAGTTTTATCCTTACGTGGTTTGTGGTTCAGATAAAGTTTTGTATCAGCTTTCACATTTTAAAAGAAGAAGATCATGCCCCTTTAAAAAACTAACCTACAACTTAAAAAGAAAAGCCTATCGTATAAATTCTCAATGGGTTTCAAAAAAGAAATTATATACTCTTATAGAGTTAAAAAATGAAACTATTGAAATATATTAACTTATCAACTATTAGTTGATAAAATTACAATGCTACTCAATTAATTTAGCACCGTATAGAGGTGTTATATGTTAAAAAGTGCGTTAATAAATAGTGGTTTTGCTAGTTCAGCAGATGGTATTATAGGTAATACAGGCTTTTTTAACTTTTTAGGTGGTGCTACTACTAAAAATGGCACATCTGTATCTTCTTCATCAGCAAAAACCTTGTCTGCATTTTATAATGGAATTACAATTTTGTGTAATGATTACGCAAAACTTCCAAAATATGTTATAAAAAAAGAAGGAGAAACAAGAAAAAAAGACACTTTACATCCATTAAATAAACTTATAGATCAGCGGCCAAGTCCTTTAATGTCTGCATTTAATTATGATTCTATTATGATGCAATGCGCTATCCTAAAAGGCAATGCTTATTCAGAAATAGTTAGAAATGCATCGGGTAAAATTATTCGTAGAGAATACATTAATGAAGTAGACACCCCAGTAACTGTAAAAAAATTCGATGGCAAGCTTTTCTATGAATTTAACAATAGAATTTTAGAAGCCAAAGATGTAGAGCATGTCATTGGTTTTACAGAAAACGGTATTACTGGAGTAGGCGTTGTTTCCTATGCTGCCAAATCATTAGGAGTAGCATTAAGTAGCCAAGAATTTGCAGAAGAATACTATGCCTCTAGAGGTATTGGTATGGCTGTAGTAACTTCTTCAAAAGAAATAAACGATACTGCCAAAATTAGATATGGAGATGCTATACAAGCTCGTTTAAATTCTTCAGCAAATTATAAAGTATCAGTTATAGACGAAGCGGGCTCATTCCAGCACATAAAACTAACACCCCAAGAAAGTATGTTTTTAGAAACCAACAAATTGGCAGTACAAGAAGTAGCCCGTTGGTTAAACATACCGCCTCACAAATTAAAAGACACAGAAAATTCCAATTATTCCAATATGGAATCTCAAAACATAGATCATGTATCTAATAGCTTATTGCCATGGTCTATAAAGTTTAGGCAAGAGCAAAACTACAAGCTGTTTACCGATGCAGAAAAAAATAGAGGTTATCAAGTAAAACACAACACAAACTCTTTACTAGAAGCCGATAAAAAAACGCAAGCAGCATTTTTAAGTACAATGATCTATGCAGGTGTATATACCAGAAATGAGGTTAGAAATTTATTTGATTTAAACGAATTAGAAGGTTTATCAGAACCTTTGACGGCTGTAAACATGCATACAAAAGAACAAATAGATGCTAATTTAAAAAAATTAACAGATGAGTAAAAATAAAGATTATATAAATAGCATAGATTCTGCAGAGCGTAGATATTTTTCTACAACTGTAGGAATGGAAAAAAGAGATGATAATTCAGCTTCGGTAATTCAAGGAATGGCAGCTTTGTATAACAATGTTACTAGAATAGGTGATTGGTTTGATGAAGAAATTTTACCAGGAGCTTTTGATGATGTTATGAATGATGATGTTCGTTGTTTATTTAATCACAACCCAAATTATGTGTTGGCTAGATCTGTAAATGGGTCTGGTACTTTAAAGTTAGAGCTAACTCCTGAAGGTTTAAAATATTCCTACAATACGCCTAAAAGAAGCTATGCATCAGATTTAGAAGATGCAATAGAAAGTGGCGATGTCTCTGGTTCTTCTTTTTCATTTCGTATAAAGGAGCAAAAATGGATTGAAAGAAAAGATGATGTAGAATTAAGGCAAATTATAAAATTTGATGTGTTATTTGATGTAGCTCCAGTTACTTTTCCAGCATATCCAGATGCAAGCGTAGGTAAAAGAAGTTTAGATTCTTTTAAAACAAAAGAAATCAAGGTAAAATCAGAAGAAATAACCTCTTTTGATCCAACAAAAAGAAGTCTGCGAGAAGCAGAATTATTAATAAATAAGTAAATAGTAAAGATGAAAAATTCAATTGAATTAAAACAAGAACGTGCTTCTCTAATAGACCAAGCACAAGGTTTAGTAGATACTGCTAAAAACGAAAAAAGAGAACTAACACCAGAAGAAGAAGCCTCTTTTGATGCTTTTATGGATCAAAGAAAAGAGTTAGATGCTAAAATTACAAGAGCTGAGGCTGTTGAAGAAAACATAAAACGTGCTGCACAAGCATCGGGTGTTATTGTTGGTGGTAACGAGCAAAAAGAAAAAGACACCTTAAAAAAGCGTTATTCACTTCACAAAGCGTTGCGATCTCAACTACCAGGTGGTGTGTTAGATGGCGTAGAGGCAGAATTACATCAAGAAGCTAAAAGAGAAGCTAAAGAATTTGGAGGTACTATTGAAGGAGTTGCTGTACCAAATACTATGAGAGCAGATGCGCAAACCGTAACCCAAGATTCAGGAAATTTTGGAGGTAAATTAGTGTTTGAAGAATACAAAGGGCTTATAGATGCTTTAGCTCCAAAGCCAATTGTACAAAGTTTAGGCGCACAATACATGCGTGGCTTAACGGGACCAGCGGCTTTTGTTACCAATAATGGAGGTATCACTGCAACTTGGGAAGGTGAAATAGATACAGTTTCTCCAACTAAAACTCAGTATGGTAAAAAATCAATGGATGCCAAAAGATTAACTGCTACAGTGCCAATTTCTGTTCAAAACTTACATCAGTCTGTTATTGCTTTAGAAACTGTAACGGCTAATGATATTCGTTTGGCTACACAAAGAGCTATAGATTATGCGGTAATTAATGGTTCTGGTACAGGTAATGTTCCTTTAGGTATTTTAAATGCGGCTGGCATTAATACCATTGCAATGGGTACTAATGGTGCTGCGCCTACATGGGCAAAACTAGTAGAAATGATTACGCTGTTAGAAGATGCCAATGCAGTTACTGGAGAAATTAAATACTTAATAAATGCGCTTACAAAAGGCTACTTAAAAAGCCACTTGCATACAGCAGGAGATGCCAAGTATTTAATGAGTTCAGACAATTTAATTAATGGTTTACAAACAGGAGTTTCTACGTTTGTTCCAAAAAACTTAACCAAAGGAACTGGTACTAATTTATCCGCTGCAATTGCAGGAGATTTTAGTCAAGTAATTATTGGAGAATGGGGTTTCTCAGATATGGTAGTAGATAATATTACTCGTAAAAAAGAAGGTCTTATAGAAATTACAAACAATCAATATGTAGATGTGCTTATTAAAGAAGAAGCAGCGTTTACTGTAATTAAAGACTTTGATTTGTCATAATAAGTGATTTGAGTTAATAGTGATTGGGGGTCTGTTTTTAGGGGGCAGGCCCTTTTTTAAAACCATAAAAAAAATAAGATGGCTCCAGTAAAAAAAGTAAAAATAAAATTTCTAGTATCGCCAACGGGTTTGTATGGCTTGGCGTACAGCGCAGGAGATGTAGTTTCATTGCCAAAACCGCAAGCAAACAGTATTGTAGAAAATAAACATGCCGTATTTGTACCTAAAAAATAATTTACCATGGCTTTTTATATAGAATTAGATCACGCACCAGACGAAATTGTAACACTTCAAGAGTTTAAAGCTCAGTTAAAAGAAGTAGATCCCTCAGAAGATCATCCAGAAGATGCATTGTTTCAGCAGTACATAGATGCAGCAGTAGAAGAATGTGAATCGTATATAAATAGAGCTATTGTAGAAAAAAAATACAAAATATCTGGCAAAAGCTTTGAAGAAGCTATAGCAAGTTCATTGCATACCATTATAGTTATAGATGAAATAGCGTATAAACCAGCAGATTACACAACTGGAGATTTAACCGTTTTAGATGATGAAAATTACACTTTAACTAGAGTAGATTCTGTAGAAAACAAAATAGAATTTTTGGAAAATATAACGCTTCCAGCAATTAAAGAATTTACACCAGATGCAGTGCAGGTTTCTATTACCGTAGGCTTGCCAACGGTGTATAAAAAAATAAAGCAAGCTGTGTTGTTAAAAGCAGTTGCTATGGATCAACTACGTGGAGATTACGTTAAAAACAAAACCACTGCATCAGAAAGGTTGTTGCAGTCATTAATACGATATTAAAGTGCAAGTAAAACTAGGAGCTTTTAAAAACAAGATAGAAATTCTGCAAGAATCTAAAACAAAAGATGCAGCAGGAAGTACCGTTACAGCTACCTCAGTTTTAAAAAATTGCTGGGCGCAGCAATTAGAAATGTCATCAAAAGAAGATGAAAATGATGGTAAAATTAGAGCCATTTTTGATGCCTCTTTTATTATAAAATATGATGCCAGACTAGTAAAAGGAAAGGCAGTTGGTATGTTGGTAAAAGACGATGAAGGTATCTTTTACAACATAGAAAATGCTATAGAAATAGAACGAAGAAAATATGTTCGAATAAACGCTTCTAAAAATGAGTAAGCAATTTGTAGAAATAAAAGGCTTTAAAGAATTACAGCGCAAAATAGCCTTGTTAGGAGATGATAAAAGCAAGCGTAAAGAAGTAGAAAAAATATTAGGTCAAGTAGCTAATTCTAGTGTAAAGGCTGCAAAACAGCTAGCACCCGTTAGTAAAAAACCTCACGTTCAAAAAAGAAAAGGACAGGCTATTGGAGTTTATATTACACCAGGTACAGGGAAAAAAAGTATTGGAAAAAAAACCATGCGTAGAGCTAAAAACCCTACAGTATATGTAAGTCCTAGAAGTACTAGAAAAGCAGATGGTTGGTATTTAAGACAATTTGTAATACCAGGCACAAAAAAAATAAGATCTAATTCTTTTATAGATAGAGCTTATAACCAAACCAAAGGTGGTGTAACCGCAGATGCAGAAAAGCGTGTGGCAAGATACATACAAAAACAAATAAACAGATTAAGCAATGCTTAAAGAATTTTCAGATCAAATAGTAGCAGATTTAAATGCAGCTTCAGCATTAACAGACTTGTTAGATGCTGGGAGCGTATCTGCCTTAATCTCTGAAAAAGAAGATGGAGACAGCTTTGTTAATTATGCCGTAAGGTATAATGGTAATGAATCTAAAGACGGTGTTGCAGAGTACCAGGTGTTTATAGATAGCTGGTCAGATACCTATACCAAGAGCATTAATATAGCAGATCAAGTAATGGCTGCTTTAGCAGCTGCTACCAATCGGTATAAATATGTATCTGCTATTCCAGAACCAGTATATAATGAAAGTACTGGCAAAACAAATGTAGTAACAAAACAAATTTTTAATATATATAAATAATAATACTATGAGTTTAGATTATTCAGGTTCTATGCGTATCAAAATTGCG